TTCATTAACAAGAAATCACGCGTACTAGATATGCGAATCGTTAAACAGTCTACACTACAACAGCACAGGTCTGGCGTTAATTGGGCATACGTAAACCTTTCAAACGGATTCACAACACCGTAACCAGGAGGCTTTGAGTGGGAATTAATAAATCACAACAAGTCCCTGTGTCTGTCGTGGGTTCTAGTAAATTCGGCCTATACCCAAAGATTAGTGATGAGCGGACTTATAACATGTTTATAAGTGACGAATGGCTCGTTAATTACGCAGGATTCCAGAAAGTATCAGATATTACTTTCGGTACCGAAGGCCGAGGATTGTTTCATTCTATACGCGGGAACTTTGCTTTAGGCGTTATTGGTAGTGGTGTTTATAGATTTAATGCCAATATGGCCCCTACTTTCATCTCTAATATTGAGAGCAGTTTTGGCGAGGTTTCTATCGATGAAAACCTGAGTCGTCAGATATGTATTGTTGACGGGCAAGACGCATATATTTATAACTACGATGATGTGACGTTAACAAAACAATCGCTTGGGTTTAGCCCGGGTTATGTTGCTTATCACAATAGTTTCTTTTTGTTGGCGTCCACGATTGGTGATACAGACCCTCAGAAATGGTACGCGGCGCGTTATGGCACAACCAGCACGATAACAATTGATGCCGCCGATACGTTCCCACTTCAAACAAAACCAGATAGCGCACTAGCAATTAAACGGCTCCCAGGTCGCGGTAATCATGTAATAGTTTTTGGTTCAACGGTTGCTGAAGTATGGACAAACGTGGGTGGCGTTGAGAACTACAGGCGTAATTCATCGTTTAATATCGATAGTGGCGCTGTATCTATTAACACCATTGCGGCAAGCGAGGACGTTGTTTGTTGGCTGGGGCAGAATGAGAACAACGCACCGGCCATTATGGTCACAGACGGCAGCCAGACCACGCGTATCTCAACAGACGGTATTGATGGGTTATTGCAAAACATTGTACGACCAGACCGTTCCACCGCATTCTTTTATCGACAAGACGGGCATTTGTTTTATCAGCTTACGTTTTTCGACCAAGCCGATAACTTATCGTTAATTTATGATTTTAATACAAAGCAGTTTTTTCATGTGACAGACGAGGATTTAAACTTTCACCCGGCGCGCCAGGTTATATATTTTAATGAGAAGACGTTTTTTATCTCGTTGAATGATGGCTCTGCGTATCAGATGGGCACTGAGTTTATAACTTACAATTATAATTTAGATCCAAATGATGACGGAGACACAATACCCCGAATTAGAATATGCAACACAATAAGATTAGAGAATTCAGACCGCTTTAGAGTTGGTAAATTCACTTTTTGGATAGAGCAAGGTGTTAATGAATTCTATATATTAGACGCTGATGATGTTTCATGTGTTGGCCAGCTTGTTACAGAAGACACCGGAGACAGAATAATAAGCGAGGGCGGTTCTTTGATGCTGGCTGAGGGCGGTTATTGCATATCAAACGCAAACCGTCCGCGTGTTGATATGAGTTTCTCAAAAAACGGAAATCAATCGTATAGCAACATAGTAAGCAACTATATAAACCCACAAGCTAAATATAGAAATCAAATGAATTGGCATCGATTGGGTCAGGCCAATGAGTTTACCGTACAGCTCCGGTTCTGGGGTTGGCAGCGTTTTGTTGTAAAAAATGGGGTCGCAGATGTCTATACCTAATTTACCAGTATTTTTTGATATGAAATACACGAATGATAAAGGGGAATTAACCCCTGATGCGTTTTTATATAATGATAATATGTTTCAAACGTTGAATGTTGCGGTGTTTTTATTAAACAGCATTGTATCAAGTTTGGTTGCTAGTGATGGCACGATAACCAACCAAGGATTAACGGTTCCGAATAAAACGACAGTTGAGATTGCCGCGTTTGGGGTTGATACAGATATACCATTGGGCGCAATTTACTTTGATACAGATATTGCCAAATTGAAAGTTAAGACGGCAGCGAGTACGATAGAGCTAATTACTAGCGCCTAAAAGGAGAATATATGAGCTGGTTAAGCGAGATGTTCGGCGGCGGTGGAAATCCTGCTAATGCTGCAAACAAATATTTAGACCAAATCCCTGGTGTGTCGCATGAGGGATACGATCCATACATAAATAGAGGCCAAGAAGCTGGCGGAATTATGAGCGACCAGTTCGGTAAGATGTCTCAAGATCCAACAGCATTCATCAATGAATTAATGAAGGGCTATCAAGAGTCTGACGGCTATAAATACCAACAAGACCAAATGGGTAGGGCCGCTGGTAATACAGCCGCTGCGGGCGGCATGAGAGGCTCTGCACAAGACACACAGAACCAGCAACAAATAACCCAAGGCTTGCTAGGCCAAGATATGCAGCAATATCTTAGCAACTTACTAGGCGCACAAAAAACAGGCTTAGAAGGCGAGCAGTCAATATATAACACCGGGTTCAATGCGTCTCAAGGATTGACCGGAGACCTAACAAACATCCTAGGCCAGCAAGGCGGTCTTGCTTATCAGGGAGCACAAAACAAAAACAAACAACAACAAGATTGGTTGAAAGCGTTAATGAGCGGAATTGGTACGGCTGGTGGATGGGAGGTAGGCGGCCCCGTTGGCGGAACAGTCGGCGGAAATTTAGCTAATAAATTCATGTAATTTATAAGAGGTTGTCATGGCATATAATCCATCTAGTTTTACAGGCACAGCCAGTCTTCCGGTGATGGGATTGCCTGGCATTGCGTCAGCCCCTGAGCAGATAGCCAAGGGATTTAACTTGTCTCAAATGCCGGAAAAGGCACGCACCGCGATGCTAGCTAATGCATTAGCGAGAATGAAGAATGAGCAGGAGCCTCAGCGGTTTAAGTCTGAACAGGATTTAAGAGCGGCTCAAATGCAAAAAGGTTCTCAGGACGCCGACAAGATGCGGATGGTGCAAGAGTATTTAAAAAATAATGCTGCGGCAGGCAATGGCGTAGGTGATGTAAATGCTGGTGATGCAAACAATGACTTAATGAAGTCTTGGGTCAGAAAACAGCTGGGAATGCCCGAAGAAACCCCGGGTGAAAAGCAGGATAGAGATTTAGACACCGCTGAAAAGAAAAAACAGATGGAATCTCAATATTTAACTTCCCCTGCAAGGTCGGAGCATGAACAAGTAATGTCAAGAGCGCCGCAGTTTATAAGAGGGTTGCAACAATTAATTGATAATCCTTCCCCTGCTGATTTTCATATGCCGTTTACGAATGTTCGTTATCGTCCCGCTGCTTATAAAAAGCATGAATCTAATGTAAACGATTTAGGAGAAACATTTGCTAGATTACGAGGCTATCCACAAGGTCAGGGGGGGCAAGAGAAAGCCATCGGCCAATTGGAAAGAGCAACAGGAGAGACTGATTTTGCTTATCGGGAAAGACTAAAAAAATTATTCCCGGAAATTGCCATGACGACCGCCGAAGCTGCCAGAGCACTTAATAAACCTGTCCCATCTTGGGCGCAAAAAATATTATCCGAGGAAGGGCAGCCGAAAAGTAAACCTCAAGATATATCTTCTTTAAGTAATGAAGAATTAATTAAGATTGTATCAGGGGGCAGATAATGGCGCTAGAACATATTACGCCAGAAATGGCAACACGAGAACTAGCCAGACGGGAGCTATCTAAACGGATGGGGGCAGAAAATCAAGAAAACAACCAGTCTAGTATAGGGCAAGATATTTTTAGCTCAATATCCGGCACACCGCACGCGGCAATGGAGCTTTTAAAATCTATTCCAGAAACCGCAAAAGGAGCTTATCAATACGCCAAAGAACAACCCTGGTATCAAACAGCGAAACAATTTCCTCTTGCCGTTGGTGAAGATGTGGCCGCGCTATTAAGCGCCCCGCAATCAGCTGGCAGATACCTATCAAGAAAGAAGCTAGCGCCTGACAGCAGGATAACGAAGGGCTTACAACAAACCCCCACACCTTATGAGCTTTTGCAGCAAGGCGAGAAATATTTTGGATTAAACCCAAAAAATCAGCAAGAACAATCAATGCGATCTCTTGCTTCTTTGTTAGCGGGCGGAAAAGGTTTAAGCAAATTATCCGGCGCAACAAGCCGAATTGGTGCTATTTCAGCAGAACAAGCGGGAAGGGGTGAAAACCCCTTGCAAGCCGCATTGTTAGGGCTGGCTGGAGAATCAGTTGTGCCTGCGTTAGCGGGCGGAAAAGGTTTAAGCAAATTATCCGGCGCAAAAAGGGGTGAAAACCCCTTGCAAGCCGCATTGTTAGGGCTGGCTGGA